GTGGTCTCATCGCCGAAGAGGAAGCACCTCTCCCAACCATCACCCATAATACGAACGAGATCTTCACGAATGACTGGCAGCACGGAGATCAGAGCGTCTTCCTCAAGCTCCTGGCTCCAGAACACGCGGGCACCCATCTTCTTGGCGTTGAACGTGATCTTGTTGAAGGTCAGATCGCTAGCAGCGACGGCCGACGCAGAATCCGTAGTGGACTCGTCGACGCCGTACAGCGTCAAGCTAGAAGCCTGATACGGCATTTCCCAGGGGTTATTCGGCATCGAGATAACCCTGAAGTTTGCCAGCATGACCTTCTGCTTCTCGACGTCCTGATATAGCTGACGCTGCAGAACTGCAGGAACCAGAACCGACGTATCAACAGTATCCAGAGCCTTCTGGATCATCTGGGGGCTGTACTCGACTCCCCGCTGCATGTAATAAGCCTTTGAGAGCTTATCAGCGTTCAGGGCCCTACCCCGTACGATCTGCTTCGCAAACCAGATCTCTGAGGCTAGCTGCGGAGGAACTGCAACAGGCTCTTCCGGAGGAGCTTCGAACTTATTGACGGTCTGCGCGCCGATCTGCTTGTCCACGATCTCGTCAACCAACTTACGAAGGTTGCTGGACTTAATATCGGCACCCTCTTCGGCAGCCTTCTTCGCTTCAGCCAGCTTCTTTAGCTGCTCAAACGCCTCATCGGCTGTCATTCCCTGATCAACAAGGGCCTTCTCGAGAGCGTCCATCCCTCACCTCACCTTTATTTCCAGGCCTTGCCGGCCAGGTACTGCAGATGCTCATCAATGTACTTGGCAATCTGCTCCGTCGGATCTTCTTCTATAGTATCAGCTTTCCACGCTAAAAGAGCAACAGCGTCTTCCTCGCTCAACCCGAGCTCTGCGAGTCTTTCTCGAAGACCACGCGCTGCATCGTCTCCGACTTCGTCTTCGGACTTCGTGACCTCGAGGGCCTGATCTTCTTGAGTGTCTTCACCTTCATCTTTTGCCGCTTCATAAGCACCCAACTTAAGTTGTAGTTCCTCGATGACCGCAGCCCTCTTGACACACTCTTCACATTCCACCTCGTGCCTCACCTCCCCAGCCTTGCCGGACTGAAGAAGCTCATCCATAACCTCTTCAGAAGATTGACCTTGCGTTGCGAAGCTCATGTAGTCCAAGAACTTCTGGTAAGCATTCCGCAAGGCGTGCGGGTTGTCAGGGATCGGAACACCTGAAAGCTCCAGGAGTTCCCATTCAAGGTACTTGTAAGCCGGAGGCCAAGAAGGCTCACCTGAATCATCCAGGCGCCTCTCTGCCTTGTGGACGATGGCACCGACGCTCACCGCGTGCAAGTATCCTTCCTTGTACTTGCGATACACCTCCATTGCAAAGGGGTCCTTAGCATCGAACTGGATCTTGAAGTCGGCACCAACGCCGGGGATCTTAGTAACGTCAAGAGCCTTACCAATGGGTAGAGTTGTCCCAGCATGATCATGTGCCCAGAGGAACAAGGGATTCTTGGAGTAGTTACCGAAGTCTCCACCATCAGCGACCATAATGTCACCAGAACGATCCACATCCTCGGTAGTGCCTCGGAACGTTAGGATCTTGGCGTCCTCATCGAACTCCTTGACCTTGAAATCAGCATAGTAATTCTTGTACCCTAGCTGATCCTTTACCACCTCTTCCATGATCACATCCCCAGTCTCTTAGCCAGGTTGGCTTCTTTATATATGTCGTGGATTACTTGCTCTGTGTAAGCCTTGCTCTGATCACCGTTACCGTTACCATCTTTAATTGGTTGGTCCTTTTCCCCAGGAGGAGCAGGTGACTTAGAAGGATCTACGGTGTCAGGATTATCACCAAGAAGGGGGTGACCCTTCAAAGGTACAAAGTTCACAGGGATGATAGGCTCATCTCCCCAATCTACAGTAGGAAGACCTAGGTCTCTACGGACGTCGTTGATCGTCATCACGGCTGTCGTGACATAAGTCTTGTGCTTCTCCAGGAGCAAAGTCTCGTCCCGTGGGAGAATGTTCAGGAATTCACACTGGATGTTGTCACCATATAGGGGCATCAGGAACGTATTCAGTGTACTCGCGATGTTGGCGAGTGCAGGACCAATAGTTTGGGTTCCGAAGTTTGACTCATCAGACTGTGCGGTAGCCTTGTTGACATCCTGAACAAGACCAACCTGCGACTTGGGAACACCAAAAGCAGCCAGAATGGTCTCACGAGCGTTCTCCATTTGGTTAACGAAGTCCATGTCCTTGTGGGAGATCCCGACCTCTTGGAAGCGTAGACCGTTAGTGGCCACGGCAACCTTATGCCAATTGGTCTGGCCACGCTGTTGCTGCTCCCACATCCTACGCAAACGGTTTACTTCCTGCCGATCCAATGAATGGTCAGTGGAAAGATACCCGCCGGGCTGTGCACTATTACGGAAGAACTGGTAGTTGTAGATCTCCGCGTTCTGGTGAGCCGCAAGGGTATACTTCAAGGCTGAGAGAGGCGATGCCCCACGATAGAAGTTCGTAGGATCAGGATTAGGGTAGAAGAAGTGGATAACCTCTTCGGGCTTAAAGGTAACTTTCTTGCCCATCACGTCGTAAATATACCCCTTGATCATTTGGCCTCTAGGACCACCAGGGACAATCGAAATGAAGGACGGAATCAAAGGATAGATTTGGGCCGGGCCGCCCATGACGTTCGTGTTAATGTACCAAAATGCCTCACCAGCCAACTCCATGTGGAGGTGCAACAGCATGCGTAGCTGCATCTGTGACATCATGTCGTTGGGTCGAGCCATGACGTCAAGCAAGACGTGCTGTTTTACATACTGCTTTGTCCCCTCGGAATCGGTCGTGAAGAGGGCGAAATCAGTACTCGCACACTTCTTTGCAACGCGATTTCCACAGATGTAGACCCATCCTGCGGCCCCGTACTGTTGAAGGTACGACTCGGTGTCAGTAGCCGGCCCGACCCCCTGTTCCCCAACGCTCTCTACGTTATAGAGATAGGGAGCAGCTTGTGCAGGCATCCCAGATGCCTTTGAAACGTCAACCCTATTCAGAAGGCGGTGGAGAAAGCCTCCCTCAGAAACCTTCATTCGTCCTCCTCCCACACTGAGAGCAGGTCAGTGGCCTTCATGTTATTCTCTTCCCAGTATAGGAGAGCTTGCGTCATTGCATCGACCTGGTCGTCATGCATCCCTGTGGGGAAACGTGCGCACTCATCGACGAACTCCTGTACGTCGAACGTGGCAACGTTCGTGTGTGGTATCCATATATTACCTGATTCTATGTTGGGAGTCACGGCAAAGACCCGGGCCTCTTTACTATCCTTTGGATCAAAGGGTATAAGACCAGGTACGGTACTTGAGAGCGAATCGATAACGGCCGGGCCATTCGCCTTGGCTTCAACGATCTTTCGACGCGCAAGGGGCCACTTCTTAGATAGCTTTTCCACGGCTCTTTGAGTCTCGGTAAAGGTCATACGATCACGAACTTGGTCCAGCAAATACCTGTTTGCCTTACGCCGCCCCCAAACTTGTCCTACGACAAAGTCGGATTGCTTTGTATCCTTGAAGGTCATGTCCCAGCTCTGGATGATTTCATCAAAGCTCTTAGGGAGGGTTTCGCGTACATAGTAGCTCCACCACTTACGCATGATGATTGAACCCTCAAAGGCGCTGGGCTGTTGCTGATAAAGGGACTGCCAGACGTACTTGCCCACTGAGTTGCGAATGCGTTCAAAGTCTTTCTCAGTGTATCTCTGAGGGCACAAAGCTTGCCCTATTTCACGCCCCAGAGGATCATTCACGTCATCGGCGATCGCTGGCATACTAATGATCTCCCACTCCTCATCAGTCTCCGCCAGGATGCGACCACCCAAGTCGTCTTCGTGCCAGCGCGTCATCATGATAACGGCAGAAGCACCAGGTTCAAGTCGGGTATAAGCTACCGACTGCCACCACTCCCAGGCTCTCTTACGAGCAGTGGGGGACATTGCCTCTTCGAAGTTCTTTACTGGGTCGTCAATCACCAGGATGTGTGCACCCTTACCGGTCATAGGACCACCAACACCAGCGGTGTTCATACTCCCGCCTTGGGTAACTGCCCAGGACTTAGCAGCACTCTGTTTGTTATCGAGGGTTACACCGAAGACATTTTCGCCCACAGAGTTCAGGACATCGCGCGCCTTCCTGCCCCACGACTCAGCGAAGTCGGCTTCGTACGAAGCCAAGATGACATGTTTGTAAGGCCAGTTCCCCAATACCCACGCTGGGAAGTAATGGGAAATCAGTTCGCTCTTGCCATGCCTAGGAGGCATGAACACCATTAACCTACGCGTTCGACCCGCCCCCACTTCAACAAGCTTGCGGTTTACAACCTTTAGATGTGCATACAGCTTCCAACGGTTCTCAGAGTGATGCTTTGCCAAGCCCGCAGGAGTGAGCTTCGCCTGAAGGAGTGGATCATCAATCTGGAGATCTTTTAGGGCTGTTGCCATTACGTAACTACCAATGGGCCAGCTGTTTTAACAGGGACCTCAGGGTTGTCAGTGACCTTCACTGATACAAGGTAGGTAGATCCCGCGGTAAGGGTTACTTGACCTCCGGGACCAACTAAACAGAGAGCGTAGTACTTGCCATCAATAGTTTCCCACGACCCCTGGTACCACGTAGCACCCGTGAGGACGTTCGTAAGGGTAAAAGCAAACTTTACGTCGTCACCCGTAGGGTCGTAATCCACACCGGCCTTATCAACCTTGAAGCGTACTTTGACATACTCTTTGGACAAGGCACTAATTTTCTCCATTATACCAGCACCTTTCTGGGCTTCCAGGAGCTATCAATGTCATCGGCTTCCCAAGCCTCACTAAATGGTTGTGATACTTCCCAGCAACATTGAACAGTACCGACCTCAGAGTTACATGCAACTAGATCCGTATCCCAACACGTTTGAGGCGGGTCTACCTCAATATTATAAAGCCCCGGACCGCCAAAACTCAACTCCCCCGCAGCGTACGCACGAGCATCAGCGACCCTACAAGCGACCCGAGCCCCTCGACTAAGATCCAGGAGGCTAAGGGTTGCTCCCGCGTCAGCACTTTCTAACGTGGGGGAAGCGGTATGTTGTAGGTTAGCTGGTTCACAGGTTGCTAAGGCATTAGCTGTAAGGGGTCCAAGCAGACGGCATAGGGATATTGGGTCGCAGCTCGCTTGAGCGTCTGAGGGGGTTGCTTCGAGTTGCTGGCGTCGAGTTACAAGGAGCAAAGAAGCGGTGGCTTGTGCGTCCGCTATACGTAGAGTGGTCTGGGAAGTCTTGGTAAGAGCCGCAGTAGCGGTGGCTTGAGCATCTGCAACCCCTGAAACGCTGTAACGTACATTGAGGGCTGCGGTAGCTGTAGCCTTAGCATCGGCTATGTTAAGGGTTATCCTTTGGGAGCGTTGTAGCGTACCTGAAGCAGTTGCCTTGGCGTCGCAGATCTGTAGGACTATCTGCTTACCTGGCTTGCTTAGAGCCCCGGATGCTGCAGCAAAGCCATCGGCATTGACAACCGTTAGGTTGTACTTGACATTGAGCGTAGCAGTCCCTGTTGCGAAGGCATCAGCAATACGAGCCCCGAGACTTACAGCAGCCCCAACTACGGTTGCGCCCGCAGACGCATAAGCAAAGGCATCGGCATTGACAACCGTGAGGCTCTTAGTCTGCTTCGTCAGAGTGAGTAGGGATGCAGTAGCAATGCCATCGGCATTGATGGTGGTAAGCTGTTTGGTTTGTTTCGTTAGGGCAATGGTTGAGGCAGTAGCAAAGCCGTCACCAATAGTACAAGCGAGCGCCTTGGTCTGCTTCGTGAGGTCAAGCAATGATGCCGTTGCCAAGGCATCAGTTTGGCCCGATAGGAAGACCTTAGTCTGCTTTGTTAGCGTGGCTGCAGGAGCCGTTGCAAAGGCGTCTGCTATTGTCGACAGGCTTACATACCTCAGCGCCGTAGCAGGATCCATGCTAGCAACGGCATTAGCCCAGCCACCAAGCTGCTTATTGCCCCCAGCCTTCGTTAGGAACAGCATGCCTGCATAAGCAAGAGCATCCGCGATTACAAGTGAGGGTGCCCAGCGAGTCTGTAGGACGAGCGGTCCCATCGTAGCAACGGCATCGGTTTGACCAGACAGGAAGACCTTAGCCTGCTTACCAAGAGTGGCAGTCCCTGCGTAAGCATAGGCATCCCCAATAGTAACACTAAAGGTTTTGGTCTGCTTACCAAGAGTTGTGGCGCCACAAGTCGCAACCCCATCAGCATTGAGTACCGTGAGTGATTTGGTCTGCTTGGTAAGCGCGCAGGCTGAAGCCGCCACGCAGTTTGCGATCGTGCAGGTGAGTTGCTTCGTCTGCTTGCTTAGGGCTGCGGTCGAGGTAGCAACCCCGTCAGCTAGCGGAGCAATGAGCTGCTTCGTCTGCTTGCTCAGCGCGGAGGATGTCGTTGCCTTAGCGTCGGCTATAACGGCCGTGAATAGTTTGGTCTGCTTGCTCAGCGCTGTCAACGAGGCGGTTGCTACACCGTCGGCTAGGACGACGCTCGGCGCGTGCTTGTCAGTCAGGAGTGCAGCCGACGTGGCAAAGGCGTCAGCAATATTGACAGGCATCGCCGTAGGGGCGCTGTCGTGGTGAAGGGCGCCTGCC